CGTACATGGTCTGGTCGATCACCGCGTACATGCCGAGACCTGGCAGCTGGCTCGAGATGTTCGAGGTCAGGTGTTCGATCTTCGGAACGATCTGACGCTGTTGGGCGTCAGTGGTGGAAGTTTGAATGTTCTTGTAAATCTGATCGTTGAGGACCTCGTAGACCTCAGCAACGATCTTCAGGTTACGGTTATCCGAAACCATGGAGTTCATGCGGAACAGCGCGCCCAGGATGCCGCCGTCAGCAGGAGCCTGCGGTGCTGCGCTACCACCGGCGTTGTTGTCGCCGTTCCAGCCACCGAATTCCTGACCACCTTCTTTATTGAGAGACATACTCTTTTTCCTTTTACTATCTTCGAAGTTAACTGCATCGCTAGCGGAATACCACATTGAAGATAATTCTTCTTTGTGATTCGTTATAGTAATACAGGTTTGAAAAATTCTTGCCTAGTCAAATGCTATAGGCAGAACCCCCAAATCTGCATCACCAAATTATGAAACTGCGTGGGAGTCCCTCCCGGAGTCGCCCCCAGGAGTGTAATTTTCTATAAGATAGAAATATCACTGAGAACTTACCGACATGCATACTCTGACATTTCCCACAGTGGGTAATTTCCAGTACCCAATGAAATACTTCGCAGGTATGGAAAACCTGCGTCGCGTTACCGGCTTCAACGAAAGAGCCTTTCGAGCATACGTAGATCAGAACCCCTTCAACATGGAGAACCAACACCTTCTGGTGGGTATCCTCCAGCAGCTAGCCATCGATCCAGAGTGGGATCTGGATTACGTGATTAGCTACACACGGTTCAGGTCGTATAGCTTGGCAACCGTGTTTAAAATTAACTCGATCAATGGCGTGGGTGAAGTCATCACTGATGGTTTCTACCAAGAGGGCGCCACTGAACTGTGGGGATTGATTGAGCACGATAAGTCTTATCCAATCTCCATTCGTCAGGAAGATCTGCGACCCATCGTACCAGTTTACTCCAATATACTGAAGCGTGGGTATAAACTTACTGTAGAACGAGATCCTAACAGCCAGGCTAATAAAGGCAAGGTCGCCATCATTGGTTTGAACCTGGTGGAACTCGCCATCGGTTGGTGGATGTACATGCGTGAGGATCGGGATCGTGATACGGGGATCTCAGCTTACCTGTGCAAGTATCCTCTTTATTACGCTCAGCTTATACACAACCAAAGCGTGACTGTTAATATGTTGTACGAGTTCTTTGTTAAGGGTACTGCCCTCAAGGACATGTACAGCATGGAGCAAGTTAAGTTCACTACGCTTGGTGAAGACCGTCTATATAAGGAATGGTTTAACTTCCGGGTAGACTTCCTAACCAGTCGTAAGCTGGATGACATCGGCCACTTGATGGCTAGTGTGGATAACTTGTATCGTCGCAACTACTTTAACTACGAGAGTGGTGGGCGGAACAAGCTGTTTGTTCAGACCCGTTGGCTGTGGGAGCCGAATGCTATCAAGTGGTACAGCATTTACTTCGCTATCTTCAACGCTCTAGGACACCCTGTGGGCGACGTTAAAGCTACGCTGCAACGTATCCTCCAAGTAGTGCACAGAAGCTTCGACAAGTGCCCTTCAACTCTATGTAGGGATCATTTCAAAGGGATTTCCCTGGAACTGTCCCAGCTTGTATCTGAAAACAAATAAAAATGGTTTGAAACTATAACTCCTCCTGTCCCCGTTAAGGGACAGGAGGAGTTATTGACTATCAGTGTTCGTCACTCACCAAACGAGTAACCTTGCTGTTAAGGATGTGTAACCCAAGCGACTCGAGAATCGCATAGATCGATTTGAAGTTCTGTTGGATCAGGAGACGAGTGTCTACGATCGGCAGAATCTCTTTTGGGATACCTCCCATGTCTTCGATCATATCCACCGGGATATAAACCGAAGTAAGTTTAGGGCGCGTAGTGATGTACTCTTCGAAGTTCTTGGCGAACGCCGGTTCCTTGTCACGGATCGAATCAAAGTAAGCCTTCATCTTGGTCTTGTTGTGCAATGCAAGGTTAACCTTGTACGCACGATACGGTAGCTCAGGTGCTGCTCCGTACAGAGTAGAGAAGACGTTCTCCCACAACTCGTGGTAATAGTAGATGGACGACTCAGGATTGGTGTAAGCGTTCTCAGCCTTGATACCGTTCTTGGTCAACCAGGTAAAACCACTGTTCTCGATATCGTGGAACAAAGCACGTTCGAGGTCGCCGATCTCTTTCAAGAGTACTGCTGGATCCAGCTGCTTCTTGTTGTAGATCGCGTCCAACACATCCCGCATGAGCTTGTTGGTGAACTCCCGTACTTTAAGTGCGATCTTCACACCCCGTAGGTGAACCCCTTTAAGCTCCAGCTTAGGCTTAGCGTGCAGGATACCTTCGAGCATCAGCTGCATTGCGTAATAGTGTTTCGACATCGACGTAGTTACATACGAGCTGAACAGATACTCGTTCTTCATGTTCAAACGATTGAGGTATCGACGCGATACGTTCATGTTCTTACTGAGACGAGCGTGCTGGTCTACGGCAATACAACGGATGAAGTACGTCAGTGCGGCGTTGAAGCAAATACCACCTTGTTCGTCATCCACATAATCGTTAATGATCATGTCAACCGAGTAGATCATCGAGTCGGTGTCGGAGGTCAATACGTTTTCACGCACGATCTCTTTAACGCTGAAGATACCACTCGGCGGGATGTCTGCTTTCAAGAAGGCTTCAATGAACCGCGCCCACTTGATCTCGAGATCCACGTGATGCTTGTTGAGGAACGCCATCTGATCTTTGTCGGGCTTCTTACCCAACTTGGTGACGATCATGGTCTCGTAGTCAGAGTTAGCCGGCTTAATGCCGTCCTCTGCTTTGAAACCTTCTGGCATCTCGGGGAGTGCACACCAATCGTTGAAGAACCGCTGCATCAGTCCCCGGTTGGTGGTATACAGACCACGAAGGTCCATGGTGCAAAGCAAGATGGTCAGCTCGAGTGGTTTCAAGCCTTCCAGGAACATCCTGATGGCAGCCAAGCTGCTCGGGTTGTTCCAGTAATAACGAGCGCACCGTGTAACCATGTCCATGACTTGGTCAACAGTGGCATGAGCCATGTCGTACTCTTTGATAACTTCCTTGATCAGCTTACGGTTGGAATAAGCCAAAGTACTCAAGAAGAGTTCCATGGTCTTATCGAAACTGAGCAACAACCGGTTACCTGTAATCAGTCGTTCGTTGATCAGGTTAGCGGTGGAGGTTACGGCACGGCAGGTACTGGTCAGGGTAGTGTGACCAGACTTGTTGTACAGCGGCGTACCAGAAGACGACATACCACCCGATTGGGCGTTGTTGAAGATCTTCAGAGCGTTCTGGATTTCATCGAACGCTTTAGCTGCTTCTAGGTCGTTAACTGCAATGGCGTCTTTCTTCTTGCCTTTATACAGCCGACGGAACTCAATGAAGGTATCTGTACCGATTGCGTTAACCGATTGTTCATCGTCAGTGTGCTTGTATGCCACAAACGACGGAGAGAGGATCCAGTTATTCTGTTCTACTGTCTGGAAGAACTCTCGAGCTGGCATTACCGTATTAACACGGTCGCCATACTTGTTCTTTTTGAATACACCAAACTTCGCTTCTTTAAACCCGTTCTCGTTGGGGATAAAGATCTTTTCGCACAACTCCAATACATAGTCGTAGTCGTACCCGTAAAACACACTCAGGTACAATGCTGCCTGTACGTGGTACCCTTTGATGATATCACGATTGGGCTTATACTGTTTCGACAAGAAAGGTGACAGATGCACTTCCTTGGCTGGAGTAAGGTTGGTGACTTGGGCTGTCATTAGGGATGACCTGTTGGAAATACTTAAAAAGGATAACGAGAAAGTACAAAAAATAAAAAGAGCTTTACCAAGCCCCTAACTAATAGGAGGCTTGGTAAAGAGATACAGGGTCAGTCGTTTTCGAACGTGTTGATCGTCCAGCTAACGCCCAAGCCAGCAGCGAAGGTTTCCCATGGAGCACGGAACTCTTCACGCCAGTTAGTCACGTTGATCATTGCCCGGCGCGATTGCACGTACTGGAAGGAGCTGGCGAGGAT